TTTATCGTATCTTAAATGATCTAGATGAACGCTTAAATACACAGTCAGTAATTGAGCCAGAGATTGTAGAGCCAGAACCTACTGAAGAGCTAGGTGTCAATGCCGGACTAGGTGTTCTTACAGGTACACAAGTATTAGGACAGCCAGAGATAATACCAGAGCCAGAGCCAGAACCTGTTGTATGTCCAAAGGTTAAGTCAGCTAAACCTTATGGAGATTACATTGAAAACATTATAATTAAAAGAACATTAAAGTTTACAGTAATATACGATTTGTTTAATGGTAATGTTGTTAATGTTCAATACGATGGTAAGATACCTAACAAAGTTAAACAAGCTACACTTAATTATGTAATGGATTTAGAGTTTGATAATCCTATAACTATTACAGGTTGTACATTACCGTTCACAATTAACATTTAGGGGTTGCTTTTTATAGTAACTTGTGTTATAATACACGCTTATTAAGATGAACTACTTAGCAGAAAGAGATCAATACAATACAGAGATACTTACTCGTGATGAGTATAGGAAGTTTGGATTGTATATGACGGAACACTATCCAAATGTAGGGCATGTAGTGGAGAAGTTAGACGATACCTTTAAGGTAAGACTTAACGATACTCCATTAACATTTTGGGAAGAGATACTCACTGCTATTAGGGATTAATACGAAGGTATATTATAAGAAGTTTTGCCCTCCTTTATTTAACTTATAATATTTACAAGTTTCCGGTCTTGTGCCACTCTAAAACCGGCTTAACTTTTTTAATCAAAAACTTTACTTTCATACAAAAGTATGATATAATGTGTGCACTTAATACAAACCGATGGAGGAAATAATATGTATGAGTATGTAAAAGGTAAGGCAATGTGGGCAAACATCACATCGCCAAACACGAGGTTCCAACCTCACAAGTATGGGTTGACTGTTCTTACAGACCCTGAGACTGCATCTAAACTTGAAGGCATAGGTCTTAATCAAGTTAGAGACAGATCAGGACAGCCTAAGTATGATGAACCGGCATTTACTTTCAGTAAGAGAGCCACAAGAAATGATGGTACTGCAAATGCTGCACCTAAACTTGTGGACAATGATGGTGCTGATCTAGATGTTAGCGTAGGTAATGGTTCAGAAGTTGTTGTCAAGATCAAACCTTACAAGAATGATTATGGTCAGTTCGCTGAACTTATGGCTGTAAAGGTTGAGAACTTGGTAGAGTATGTCGAAGGTGAATCAGATAACGAGGAATTCTAAATGATTATTACTATTAATAATGACGATGGTACTACTGCTTATGATGTTAATAAGATTAGTGATGATGTCGTTAAACAAGAATCCACTGTTATCGTGCAGAAGGTTGGTACATTGCAGGTAGTTATCGAAGCTTTAGACTTTGCAAGTCGCACACATCGTGCAAACTTAGAAGAGTTGCTTAAAGCTAGAGACGAAGCAATCGTAGAACCTGAAGAAGATTCAGAGGAAGCTACCAAAGAAACAACATAGTCTGTGAGGAGGGCTAACATGGATGAGCAAACTTGGGATAAGGTACATCAACCTTGTCCTCTTTGTGACAGCAGTGATGCTGCTGGTATTAATCAAGATGGTTCGGCAAAGTGCTTCAGTTGTGGAGCATTTATGCCTAACTATGAACAAGCATGTAACGGAAAAACTATGACACAACCAGAAACAATTCAACCTAAACAACCTGACAATGTGATTGAAGGTAACTTCATTGCATTGACTGACAGAAAAATATCTCAAGCAACTGCACAGAAGTTTGGGGTTAAAGCTGTTCAAGACCTTAAGGGTCAGGTCATTAAACATTTCTATCCATACTACAATGGACACGAACTATCAGCTACCAAGTGCAGAAATTCTGTTACTAAAGATTTCTTTGTACAAGGTAGTTATAATGACACCGGATTGTTTGGTCAGCAATTGTTTAAGGGTGGCAAGTACGTCACCATAACCGAAGGGGAGTGTGATGCTATGGCAGCTTACGAACTACTTGGTAGTAAGTGGGCTGTGGTATCCATCAAGCGTGGAGCACAAGGTGCAGTAAGAGATATCAAGGAGAGCTTGGAGTTCTTTGATAACTTTGAAAACGTGATCGTTGCTTTTGATAATGATAAAGCAGGAAAGGATGCAGCAGTAAAAGTTGCAAGACTTTTCAAGCCCGGAAAGGCTAGGATACTCACACTTCCCAATGGGTTTAAAGACCCTAACGATATGCTTAAGTCTAACAGACATAAGGACTTCGTTGAATCTTGGTGGTCTGCTAAAGTGTATACACCATCCGGTGTTATCAATGTTACAGAGCAACGTGAGAAGTTTCACAATCGTGAGAAGAAACAAAGCATACCTTATCCTTATGAAGGACTCAACAAAAAGCTGTATGGCTTGAGACAAGGTGAGCTTGTAACTCTTACAGGTGGAACAGGACTTGGTAAGTCTAGTGTAACAAGAGAGATAGAACATTGGCTTGTGAAACAAACACAAGACAACGTAGGTATCATAGCATTAGAAGAAGACTGGAGACGTACCATTGATGGTATACTTTCTATTGAAGCTAACGCTAGGTTATACATTGACCAAGAACGTGAGAAGTTTTCTAAAGAGGAACTTGATAAGATGTTTGACATCTTGTACGATGGTGAGAATAAAAACAGAGTATGGGTTCATTCCCACTTTGGCACCAACGACATTGATGATATCTTTACCAAGCTTCGCTTTATGATTATTGGTTGCGACTGTAAGTGGGTGGTAGTAGATCACTTGCACATGCTAGTCAGTGCTGTTCACGAGGGTGATGAGAGACGAGCTATTGATACGATTATGACTAGGCTTAGAAGTTTAGTTGAAGAGACAGGTGCAGGGATTATTCTTGTATCACATCTTAGACGTGTCGATGGTAACAAAGGACACGAGAATGGAATTGAAGTAAGTCTCTCTCATCTACGTGGCTCTAATAGTATTGGACAACTATCCGATTGTGTTATTGCATTGGAACGTAATCAACAATCAGAAGACCCTGATGAAGCTAGGACTACAAGACTACGTGTACTTAAATCAAGATACACAGGTGATGTAGGTATGGCAGCTAGGGTGATATATGATTCAGAAACAGGTAGACTATCTGAACTAACTAACGAAGACATAGAGTTTGATAACTCTGGTGAAGAGGGATTCTAATGGATTTAGTATTTGATATAGAGACTGATGATATCCATGCCACAAAAGTATGGTGTATCGTTGCCCAGAATCCTGACTCAGGTGAGATATTTAAGTTCCCACCTAACAAGTTAGAAGAAGGGTATCAGTTTCTTACCACAGCAGATAGGCTGATTGGTCACAACATTATTGGATTTGATATACCAATGGTAGAAAAGTTTGGAGGAGTTAATCTCAGTGATAAAGATATCATTGATACTTTAGTTTTATCCAGACTGTTTAATCCAACACGTGATGGTGGTCACAGCCTTGAGACTTGGGGTTACAAGTTAGGCTATCCAAAGATTGAGTTTGAAGATTATCTTAACTACTCTACTGATATGTTAAACTATTGTGTACGGGATGTACAGTTAAACACTAGGGTACTACAAGAACTTCGTAAAGAATCAAAAGGTTTCTCACCTCAGTCAATTGAGATTGAACAAGGTGTTGCTAAGATTATGAAACAGCAGGAACAAGATGGTTTTGATTTTGATATGCAATCAGCACTTGGTTTGTTAGCAGAACTAAGAGAAAAGAAACAACTGATTGAATCAGAGGTACACGAAACTTTTAAACCTAAATGGGTAGACACAAAAGAAGTTATACCTTACATAAAGAAAGATGGTAATCTATCTAAGCGTGGACTAACTGATGATGAGTATCAACGTTGTTTAGATACCAACAACTTCAATCCTTTTATGAGACAAACTTTACAAGAGTTTAATCTTGGTTCTCGTAAACAGATTGGAGAATATCTTATAGACTTTGGTTGGAAGCCAGATAGATTTACACCTACCGGTCAACCTATTGTAGATGAGAAAACATTATCCAAGATAACTCACATACACGAAGCAAAACTTATAGCAGATTTTTTATTACTGCAAAAGCGTATAGCTCAAATTGATTCGTGGGTAGAAGCTGTTAAGGATGATGGTAGAATACATGGATTTGTTATTCCTAATGGTACTATTACCGGAAGAATGACACACAGAAACCCCAACGTTGCACAGGTTCCATCTGTTCACAGTCCTTATGGTAAAGAATGTCGAGCCTGTTGGACTGTACCAGAAGGACATAGCCTTGTAGGTGTAGATGCAAGTGGATTAGAGCTACGTATGTTAGCACATTATATGAATGATGAGGAGTATATAAATGAGATTATTAATGGAGACATTCACACGACTAACCAAAACTTTGCTGGACTTAAATCAAGAGATCAGGCTAAAACTTTCATCTACGCACTCGTTTACGGAGCAGGAGATGAAAAGATTGGAAGCATCATTAAAGGAAGCAGAGCAGACGGTAAGAAGTTGCGAGAACGCTTTCTTAGTAGTCTCCCAACATACAAGTCTCTTAAGGAACGAGTTGACAGAGCAGCTTCAAAAAATTTCCTCAAAGGATTAGATGGTAGGAAGTTGTACATAAGAAACAAACACTCAGCTTTGAACACATTGCTTCAAGGTGCCGGTGCTATTCTTATGAAGAAAGCTTTATGTATTTTATCTAGTAGGCTTAAGCTTAGTGGAACACCACATAAGTTTGTCGCAAACATTCACGATGAATGGCAGATAGAAGTCTTATCTTGTCGAGCAAACAAGGTAGGACAGATGGCTGTTGAATCTATCATAGAAGCAGGGGAACATTTTGATCTACGTTGTCCGATGGATGGCGAATTTAAAGTAGGGAGTAATTGGAGTGAGACACACTAAACAATTAGATTTATTTCCAGACTTACCTTCTGTGACAATAGATGAAGATAATTTTAAATTATGTATGACGTGTAATCATTATAAAGAAAAGACTTTTTTTCAACCAAGAGAACATGGAGCAGGTAAATCATTAAGAAATGAATGTTCAAAATGTAGTAGAGAAAAAGCAAAGGTTGTAAATAAATTACGAGACAAACATCCTAAACCTACTAGTAAAACATATAAATGTCCGTGCTGTAAAAAAACAGAAAAAGAATTAAAAAAGTATGGACAGTTTCAAGACAGGTCAGTTTGGGTGTTAGATCACAATCATCTTACAGATAAATTTAGAGGGTGGATTTGTAACAACTGTAACAATGGTCTTGGTAGACTTAAAGATGATGTGAATATTTTACAAAACGCTATGGAGTATTTAAAAAACAATGACAAATAAACAACAAGAATTAAATATGAATTACATTAAACCTAATGATAGTAGTAGAAAGGGAGACCTAGCTGAATACTATGCAGTTACATGGCTGTGGGATAATGGCTATGAAGTTTTTAGAAACACAGGTTGTACTGGACCAATAGATATGATAGCAATGAAAGATGGAGAAACTATTTTCATTGATGTTAAAACAGCACAACCACAACAACATAAAAAAACCGGCAACAAAGTAACTAAATGTCAAAGTCGAAACGAAGAACAAAAAAGATTAGGTGTTCAGCTATTACAATTCAATCCTGTTAATAGACAATTAGCATGGATAAATCACAGACAGAGAACATAATATGACTAAATCTAAGAAAACTCTTGACACCTTAGTTGAAGATATATATAATAAGATAGGTGTACTTGCCGATGGTGAGCACATTGATCTAGACCCTGAGACTATCGACCAGTTTGGTGAGTCTATGAAAGAGATACTTTACAAGTGGTCTCACCCTGAACCAAGAGGTGATACAACTTTACGTATGTCTAACATAGGTAAAAAACCTAGACAACTTTGGTTCGATATGAAAACAGAAGGTACTCCGGAAAGGATGCCACCCTCTTTGTTCATTAAGTTTTTGTATGGACATTTACTTGAAGAGATAGTTATATTTCTTATCAAGCTATCTGGACATACAGTTACTGATGAACAGAAAGAGATCAAAGTATCTGGTATCAAAGGACACATGGATTGTGTTATTGATGGAGAGGTTGTTGATATTAAAACAGCTTCCGGATTTGCTTTTAAAAAATTCAAGGATGGTACTCTAGCAGAGAACGATATGTTTGGATACATGGCTCAACTTGCCGGTTACGAACAAGCACAGGGTACAGACAAGGGTGGATTCCTTGCTCTTAATAAAGAGTCCGGTGAGTTAGCTTTGTACAGACCTGATAACTTTGACAAGCCTAACATCAAGAAGAAGATCACAGATATTAAAAAGGCTGTGAAGTTAGCAACACCACCTGATCTATGTTACAGCCCTGTTCCAGATGGTAAGTCTGGGAACATGCAGCTACCTAGAGAGTGTGTGTATTGCAGACACAAGTTTGAATGTCATAAAGATTCTAATGAAGGTAAAGGTTTACGAGTATTTAAATATTCTAATGGGTTAAAATATTTAACTCAAACACCCAAGCCACCTAAAGTTATAGAGGTAACACAGATATGAGTGGAAGAAAATCAAAACAATTAAGACGTAGAGCAGAAGACTTACTCATAGAGTGGTTAAGAACTATGGTTCCAGATGGAGAAGATACATCTAAGATACATCGAAAGAATCTTAATGAGTTCTTACCAGAACAAACTCACATCTTTGCTAACAATAGATTTCTTCTTAGTGCATACAGTTTACGCTGGTTTTACAAACAAGTTAAACGGAATCCACAGCTAACGCTTGGAGACCTTAATGCCTAGAAGAGTACCTAGAAAACCTAGACCCAAAAAGATTAACGTACCTAAAGGATATGATAGTGCATGGGAATTTGATATGCACCAAACTATTCTCAAAGATTGGAAACATCATTGGGATGTTATCAAGTATGTTGTTAAACATAAATACGAACCAGACTTTGTAAAACAAATAGATGGTAAAACAATATTGCTAGAAGCTAAAGGTAGGTTCTGGGATTATGCAGAGTATAGTAAGTACATACATATTAGAGAAGCATTGCCCACAAATACTGAGTTAGTCTTTTTATTTCAAAAGCCTTTCTCACCTATGCCGGGAGCAAAGGTACGAAGGGATGGAACAAAACGTACCCATGCTGAATGGGCTGAAACAAATAACTTTAGATGGTTTAGTGAAGATACTTTACCTGATGAATGGAGACATAATGAACTATAAATTTAATGAAGGAAAATTAATACAAGAACTACAAGAGTATATTGATGGTACATATGGAGAGCATTATGCTTCTGATAAGTATCAAGCTACAGATATCATCATTGACTCTGGACATGGAGAAGGGTTTACTCTTGGGAACATTATGAAGTATGCTAAACGCTATGGAAATAAAGAAGGAAAGAACAGAAAAGACTTGCTAAAAATCCTACATTATGGTATAATAATGCTTAACGTACACGATACAGAGAACTCATAATGGTAGATGATAAAGTAGGTATCAAGGAATATCTTGGTATAAAAATTAATTATAGTAACGAAAAAAATTTAGATAAGTTCAGCCTTGATACACTCAAGGATAGATACTTATGGGAGAATGAAACACATGCCCAAGAAGCGTTTGCCAGAGCATCCGTCTTTGCAGCCACCTACAAAGGTAACACAGATTTTGAATTGGCTCAGAGACTTTATCACTACAGTTCCTCTTGTTGGTTTATGTTTAGCACCCCTATACTTAGTAACGGGGGAACCAGTCGTGGTCTTCCTATTAGCTGTTTCCTCAATTATGTACCTGATAGCAGGACTGGTCTATCAGATCATTATGACGAGAATATTTGGTTGGCAAGTTCGGGTGGAGGTATTGGTGGATATTGGGGAGATATTAGGAGTAACGGTATTTCTACTACTCACGGTAGTAAGTCTACTGGTTCAATTCCTTTCATCCATGTCGTAGATTCACAGATGTTAGCCTTCAATCAAGGCACCACAAGACGAGGTTCTTATGCTGCATACATGGACATATCTCATCCAGAGATTGAAGAGTTTATTAACATGCGTAAAGAATCTGGTGGTGATATCAATCGTAAGAATCTTAATCTTCATAACGGTATCAACATTACCAATGAGTTTTTAAAAGCTGTTGAAGAAGATTCAGACTTTAGATTGATTGACCCTAAGACTAACGAGCCTACA